TACACCCTAGAGTTCGTCGGCAGCGTCAGATGTGTATAAGAGACAGCTTATATAGTCAGATTTTTTGAAACTACGGATTACTATGACCCTGAGGGTTTGTATAGAAGAGATACAAATGCTATATGTGGCATTGCAAAAATATATAATAACGGAACCACGGTTATTTTTGTCGATTTAAAAGTTGTTTTGGATAGATCGAAATATAACCAATAAAATTAATAATATTGAGTGTTCAAAGCCCCACTAAATCGGGGCTTTTTTCATACCATAAAGAAAGGACGGTGCCCCTATGACAGCACGGCAAAAGAAATTTGCAGAATACTATGCTCAGAGCGGCAACACCGTTCAGAGTGCTATAAAGGCAGGATACAGCGAGAAGTATGCGAAAGCTGACGCTTGCAAAATCCTAGATAATCCTAGTGTTGCGGAGTATATCCGTGAATTGTCCGAGAAAGCTCAGGACGAGCGTATAATGACCGCAAAGGAGAGGCAGGCACTCTTGTCTGATATCGCTAAGGACGGCAAGAATGACCCTGCTGACCGTATCAGAGCCGTCGATACCCTCAATAAAATGACAGGAGAGTATGTTGCTAAGATACAGGCGGAGGTCAAGACCTCTGAAAAGCTTTCAGACGTTTTCGCTCAGATAGGCGGTGAGGGGCTTGACGAGTAAGTTTCCCCTGTCACAGAAGTATATGGACTTCATCAACAGCGTTCGGGGTGTGTCTGCGGACTTCCTTGAGGGGACTACCGCAAGCGGCAAAACAACTGTGGGCGCAGGCATAAAGTTCATGCGTATGGTGTCGGCAAGCAGGAAAAAGCTTCACGTCATTGCCGCTAAGACTACGGGAAAGGCTGAGGAAACTATCATTCAGCAGGATAACGGCATTCTTGACCTGCACACCAATGCTCGGTACTTCGGCAACGGTGATAAGGACTACAAACTGCCGCATATCAAGTTTGAGGGCAAGATAATCTATGTTCTGGGATATGATAACAAGGATAAGTGGGAAATGGTGCTGGGCGCTCAGTTCGGCTGCGTTTATATCGACGAGATAAACACCGCTGATATCGAGTTTGTCCGTGAGATGTCAACCCGTAACGATTACCTTATGGCGACCCTTAACCCTGACGACCCCTCGCTACCTGTGTACAAAGAGTTTGTCAACCGCTCACGTCCGTATCAGAAATACGCCTGTGACGTGCCTGCGGAGATAATGAAAGAGCTTACAGAAGAACCTGTACCCAATTGGCGGTATTGGTTCTTTACTTTTCGTGATAATCTTTCACTTACTGATGAGGATATCAAACGGAAAATGGCTGCCGCTCCGAAAGGCACAAAGCTGTATAAGAACAAGATACTCGGTCTGAGAGGACGTGCAACAGGGCTTGTGTTTGACCTGCAAAAGCGAAATATCTTGACAGCAGAGCAGGCGAAAGCTTTCAATTATGTGTACTTCTCAGCCGGACTTGACACCGCTTACTCGCAATCCTCACCTGATACCATAGCATTCACCTTTGTGGGCATAACGGCTGACAGAAAATGCGTTACTCTTGACGAGGAAGTGTATAACAATCGTGACAGACAAGTGCCTCTCACACCCTCTGACATACCAAAGATATTTACAGTATTCTTGGAGAAAAACCGCAGGACGTGGGGCTTTGCACGAGATGTGTATATCGACAGCGCAGATCAGGCGACCATACTTGAATGTCAGAAGTTTGGACGGCTCACAGGCAGTATATATAATTTTATCCCGGCATTCAAGAAAACGAAAATAATCGACCGAATACACTTGCAGTCAGCTTGGCTGGCGGCAGGTGATTTTTATGTCCTTGAGCATTGCAAGGAGTACGCAGGCGAGCTTAACATATACAGTTGGAAAGAGGATAAGGCTGAGCCGGAGGACGGCAACGATCACCTTATCAATTCCTGCCAGTATGCTTGGCTGCCGTATCGTGACAAGATAGGAAGTGTGAAGATTGACTAAATTCAGCATAGGAAGCAAGGTGAAAAATATGATAAGAAACTGGCTTGATATCCAGCCTGCACCCGAATACAGCATAACTATAACAGAGAAAACAGGTTTTATGACAGATGTGATAAGGTCACAGCTTTGGTATCGTGGTGACGCCGCAGAGCTTTCACAGTTCTTTCGTCAGCTTAACTTAGGCACAAATTCATTCTGGAGCAGCGTCCCTGAGAATGAAAAGATACGCAAGATACACAGTGGTCTGCCTGCAATAATCGCCGATACGCTTTCATACATTGTCTATTCTGATATGGACGATATCAAGGTCACAGGGGACAAAGCAAAGGCTGACTTTGATAATATTTCCGAGCATATAGACTTCACAGAGCTGACAGGCAAGGCGATAGTTACCGCACTTGTTGACGGCGACGGAGCTTTCAAAATATCGGTGGATACTGAGCTTTCTGATACGCCAATAGTCGAGTTTATCGGCGCTGACAAAGTGGAGTATAACTTTGTACGAGGTCTGCTGAACGAGGTCGTTTTTCATTCTGTACATTATGCAGGCACAAAGAAATTTCACCTTGAAGAGCATTACGGCAAGGGATACATAGAAAGCCGTCTGTATGACGATAACGGTCACGAGGTCGGCTTGGACAACGTGCCTTGCCTTGCACAGATACCGCCCCGAACTGAGTTTGAGGGCGAGTATATAATGGCTGTGCCGCTGAAATTCTTTTCATCACGAAAATATCCGAACAGGGGCAAGAGCATTTTTGACGGTGGTAAGTCTGATTGCTTTGACGCTTTGGACGAGGTGATCTCACAATGGTGGGACGCTATCAGAGCCGGCAGGGTAAAGCAGTATATCCCCGAAAGCATGATACCTAGAGATCCTGCAAGCGGTAAGCTTAAAGCGCCTAACCAGTTCGGCAACAGTTACATAAGCATTGCCCCACCGCTTTCGGCAGAGGGTGCAGCGCCTAAGATAGAAGTAGTTCAGCCTGATATCAAGTATGAAGCGTTTGTGGCAAGCTATACGAATTGCCTGCTTATGTGTCTGCAAGGGCTTGTATCTCCTGCCACGCTTGGCATAGATGTGGGCAAGATGTCAAGTGCGGACGCTCAACGAGAGAAGAAAGACGTCACAGGCAACACCCGAAACACTATCACAACGGCTCTTGAAAAGGCTCTGCCGCAGCTTGTTTCTGCAGTGCTTATGACCTATGACAATATGCAGGGCAAAGCCCCTGAGACTTATGAGGTGACAGTTGACTTCGGCGAGTACGGTGCGCCTGACTTTGACAGCAGAGTTGAGACTGTGGGCAAGGCAAGCACATATGGTATTATGTCAGTTGAAACGCAGGTGGAGGAGCTGTGGGGCAGTTCTAAAGAGGACGATTGGAAAGCCGCAGAGGTCAAGCGGATAATGCAGGAAAAGGGGCTTACAGAGGGTGAGCCTACTGCGGTAGGTGATGAGTACGGTCCTCGCCCGGACGGGGCATTATAGTTTCCGTACATTTGAATTTGTTTAACCCCTGTTGCTATCAACTACTTGGAGGTGGTCAGTATTCTCAGCTTCAAAGACATCGCAAAGATATTTGAGGAGATAGAGCTAAGGCTCATATCTTCGTTGAAACGCAATCTCAAAAGGCACAAGGCGGAGGAACAGCGTTACGGCTTTGAATGGTCTGCTTGGCAGGCTGAGAAACTGAAAAATATGGAGAACTTCCGCCGTGAAAACCTTGACATCATGAACGAGTATGTTGACGTTATCAACGATCAGACAAGACAGCTTATGACGGAGCAGTTCCAAGAGGGTCAGCAGCAGGCACAACGGAGTGCCCAGGAGCTTTCTGACGAGCCTATAACGCCTATCCCAGACAAGCATTTCTTTGGCGTGAACGAAAAGAAAATGGCAAAGCTTATGGAAGACGTCACCACCCTTGAAAAGACCGCTGAAACAGCCGCTCTGCGAATGACAGACGACATTTACAGGCAGACTTTGAACAGAGTACAGCTTGCAATGGGAACAGGCTCTATGACGCTTAACGAGGCTATCGACCTTGCCACAAAGGACTTTCTTGACAAGGGTATAAACTGTATCGTATACGCTGACGGCAAGCGAGTGAACATTGCCGACTATGTGCGAATGGCTCTTAGGACAACTTCCACAAGAGCAGCGTTGCAGGGTGCGGCGAAACGCTTTGCAGAGCTTGGCTATGATACTGTGCTTGTGTCGCAGTATGGCGGCTGTTCAAAGACCTGTGAGCCTTGGCAAGGTCAAGTATACATTGATGATGTGTTCACAGTATGGGAGGGGGAAAAGGACGAGTTTCAAGGCAAGTCAAATTACTGCGGTGAGAGGTTTTGGCTGCTGTCATACGCCGTAAAGAACGGGCTATTTCACCCGAATTGCCGTCACACTATGACGCAGTATATACACGGCAGAACGCAGATACCTGAGCCGATACCGGCGGAGAAGATAAAAGAGCAGCGAGAGCTTGAGCAGAAACAGCGTGCAATGGAGCGGAAAGTCCGCAAGCTAAAACGCTTTGCGGCAGGCACTCTCGACCCCGACACAGCAAAAGCCTACCGCAAGAAAGTAAGGCAGGCACAGCAGGAATTGAAAGCCTTTATAAACGCTAACAGCGAAGTTCTGCGGAGGGATTATTCTAGGGAGAAAGTGTATGGCGGCTTGACAGAAAAGGAAAAAGATGATAAAATTGAATTAACAACATCTAACGGAATTGGTGTAACGAAATTTTCAAAACATATGGAAGAGCGAGCTTCCGAAAGAAAGGTTTCTGTAAATGATATAAAAGATGCACTTATAAACCCGCTGTATATTGATGAAATTAAAATTGATAGTTTGGGCAGACCAAGCCAACGATTTATTGGTGAGAAAGCAACTGTTAATGTAAATCCCCAAACTGGAACTATCGCAACTATATGGAAAACAGGCAAGAACAAAATCAACAAGTACAAAAGGAAGTGATTATAATGTCAGAAAAACAAAAAGAGTTTCTTGTTTCTATTGGTATTGACCCAAATGATGAACTTGATGTCATAGAAGATAAAGTTGGTGATTACCTGACTTTGAACTGTTTGGATGAAAATTATAATCCAAATGAAGAAGGCTTGATGTGCGAAAGTATTTTGGATTATATCGGTCAGTTATAAATCTAACCGCTCCGCTACGGCGAGGCGGTATTTTTATACCCAAAAACAGAAAGGACGGATAAATATGAATTTCGGACAGGCGATCGAAGAAGCAAAGAGAGGTAAGAAAATAGCAAGAAAAGGCTGGAACGGCAAAGGACAGTATGTTGAGCTTGCCACTAATGTTAGTTATAAATCACCTAATGGTACTGTGACAAATGTAAACCATAAGGATATGGGCAATAAAGCATTAGCGTTTGTGGGAACTTCTGGCGTACAACTTGGCTGGCTTGCAAGTCAAGCAGATATGCTGTCGGAAGATTGGCAGACAATGGACTAATCAAACATCGGAACTAAGCACCTTAACGGGTGCTTTTTTCATACACAAATTTAAGAAAGCGAGGTCAGAAAATGGACGAGAAAAAGAAACTCCCTGATGAGGAGGAGAAGAAAACTCCCGATACTCACGAGGAGAAAAAGGACGAGCCAAAGGCTGAGGAAAAGCCTGCGGACAAGGCAGATGAGAACTCTGCCGACAATGAACAGCCTGCGGTGGACGATAGTCAGGCTGACGAGAACGGTGAGGGTGCTGATAAGCCTGCGGAAGATAAGCAGGAACAGCCAAGCGAGGATAAGTCCGACAAGCAGGACAGTGCAGAGAACGCACCTGATGAAAAAGATCAGGAGATACTCAGGCTCAAAACTCAGATAGCCGCTATGCAGCTTGGTATCAAGCCCGACTGTATCGATGACGCCGTTGCGGTGGCTGAAAGCTATGTGAGAAACGGCAGTCAGCAGGATATCAACGCCGCCCTTTCTGCGGTGGTGAAGAAGTATCCAGATATGAAAAGCGAGGGTGGCAAAAAGTCCGACGGCAAAAAGCAGGGCGGCTTCAAGGTCGGTGCAGGATCTTCGGATACTGATGAAAAGAAGCCACAGAGCAAACCAACAGCGCAGAAACGCTGGAACAAATTCAAGTAAAAACAGGAGGAATGAATCATGCCAAATCTTAATTATGCAGAAGTATGGAATCCCGAACTCTTGGAGATAAGGATCCAGGAAACACTGTCAAGTCCGTTCATCACACAGAACGTAAGGTGGCTTGACGCAAAGACTTTCCACTTCACACAGATGTCAACATCAGGCTACAAGAGCCACAACAGAAACGGCGGCTGGAACACAGGTAAGTATGTTCAGACGGACGTGCCTTTCACACTCACACACGACCGTGACGTTGAGTTCCTTGTGGATAAGGCTGACGTTGACGAAACGAACTCATCAGCGTCTATCAAGAATATCTCAGAGGTATTCGAGAAAACACAGTCTGCTCCCGAAACGGACGCTCTGTTCTTCTCAAAGACAGCTCAGAGAGCGGCAGAGCTTGAGGGCTATCACTCATCAACAGCCGCTTCATCATACACAAAGGGTAACGTGTTCGATAAGCTCAAAGGCTTTCTTTCAGCAGGCAAACTGAGAAGATACAAGTCTAACGGCTCGCTCATTATGTATGTGACTTCCACAATTATGGACCTGCTGGAGCAGTCTGACAAGTTCACACGAAAGATAGAAATGACACAGATCGCAGAGGGAGGACTTGGTCTTAGAACAAGAGTGACTGACATTGACGGAGTGCCTATCATGGAGGTCATTGATGATGAGCGTTTCTATGACCGCTTCAACTTTGACCCTGAGGACGGCGGCTTTGAGCCTTGCGCCGCAAGATATGTAAAGACCGCTGATACCGATATCGTGAGCGGTAAGGAGTATTACACCGAATCAAGCGGTTCTTACACTAAGGTATCAGGCACACCGAGCAAGTCTGCACTTGATACATACTATGAAAAAGTCGCAGGTTCGCATAAGATAAACGTGCTTATCGCAACACCTGAGACCACAAAGATAGTGCCTAAGATCAACAGCATTTACAGCTTTGCTCCGGGCGGACACACAGAGGGTGACGGCTGGCTCTATCAGAACAGAGCGTTCTCAGATGTTTTCACTTTCCCAAACGGCAAGGACGGAAAGATAGACAGCATTTACGCTGACGTTGACACAGCAGAGTACAGCGAGTAAGGGGTGAGGGATATGTACCTCACCTCTACTGAGTTTTGCAATATCTGTCCTGAGTGTGATATCTCCGAAGAACAGTTCTCGGCTATTCGGCAAAGAGCTGAAAGCGATATCGACACGCTGACTTTCAACCGCATAACAGCAGAGGGCATTGACAGCTTCACAGACTTTCAGAGAGAGCGTATAAAGCGTTCCACAGCATTGCAGATGAAATTTATCTATGACAATTCGGAGCTGTTAGAAAGTCCTCTGAGCGCTTACAGCATAAGCGGAGTTTCAATGTCATTCGATAAGTCAAAGGTGGTATCTCTTGACGGCGTTATCACAACACGTCAGGTCTACAATGCGCTTATGCAGACAGGACTATGTTACAGGGGGCTGATGTGATGAAGTTTCCTCAGCTTGTACCTGAAAGGGTATGCAAAACGCCCTGCAAGGTCTATCGAACGGACGGACTTAATCGTGACGGCTCAAAGAAGCAGACGGTCATATTTGAGGGCAAATGCTTTCACTCTGAGAAGTCAAGGCAGAAATTATCCGCAGAGAAACAGCTTATAACCTTGTCAGGCGAGGCTCTTTTCTGCGGAGATATCGCCCCTGATAACGCTGTTATAGAGGGCTATGCGGTCATAGGCGGCAGGACGTACAAGATATATGGCTCTGAGAAAGCCAAAGACCCTGACGGCAGGGTGAATTACACAAGATTGGAGCTGATATAATGGGCATTGAAATAAAGCTTGATATGCAGGCAATAAAGGCTATCGAAGACGCTGCTGTGAAGTCTGCTGAGGTGGCTATGGAGCAGGTGAGGAAAGACCTTGTAAGTGCTCAGACAATGCCGTTCGATACAGGCGATATGCAGGATAAGCAGACCTTTGTCCACGCTGACGAAAGCGGTGCAAGTCTTGTGACAGGCTCTCCGCAGGCAAGTCGTTTGTACTATCACCCTGAGTATCATTTTCAGAAAGGCAATAACCCTAATGCAGGTGCGGCTTGGCTTGAGCCATATATCACAGGCAGTAAAAAGGACCTTGCCAAGAATGAGTTTGTGGCAGAGTTCAAAAAGAGGACAGGCGTATGACTTTACTTAACATAGCGGATATGCTGAGCGATATCCTTGACTTGCAGGACGTGTATGCAGGCGCTATTGACGGCAACCTTGATAAGTGTATAGGCGTGTACAACGCAAAGACCTCAAAGCCACAGCGTATCTGCATAGGCGGAAAAGCCTGCACAAAAACACTTGAAAAACATATCTCGGTGCTTATTCATTGGACTGATACTCCCACGCAGGCAGAGATAAAGGCTCAAAGCGTTCTTGATATCCTATCCGATATCCGTCAGCATAAGGGTGACGGCTTTATGGTAAAGTATCTCGAATGCGAAGAGCCTGTTTCTGTTGGCAGGGACGAGCGAGGCGTGTGTGAATATGTTATCGAGGCAACAGTATATTACGAAAGGAATGAATGAGTATGGCAAACACAACAGGAGTTTATCCCGTATATGAAAACCAGTTCAAGATAGACAAGACAGGCGGCGACGGCTCGACAGAGAGCAATCTTGTGACTATTGCCGATATGGAGAGCTTTTCAGTATCCATTGACGGCAATATCGAGGAGTGGAAGCCTTTTGATCAGCAGGGGTGGACAAGACGTTTGCTCACTGGTAAGTCTATCACTATCAGTATCTCAGGCAAGAGAAACGTCGGTGACGCAGGCAATGACTACATCGAGAGCCTTGCACTCAAAACAGGTGCGGCGGCGACCACAACCCTTGTGTGGAACTTCCCAAGCGGAGCAAAGCTTGTTATCAAGGGCGTTGTCAGCGTAACAGAATGGGGTGGCGGAGATTCGACAGCAGTTGCGCCGCTTGCGTTCGACTTTGCTTCCGACGGCAAGCCTGAGTTTACAGAGGCGACAGCGTAAGAACACAGACAAAACAGGGGAGCGTTCAAAGCGCTCTCCTAATTTTATATATCAGAAAGGATAATAACTATGGCAAAGATGTATACACTCGACAGCAAGCTTCTTACAGGTACACCTGAGATAAGAGTAGGCGACAAGGTCTACCCTGTGGACGACAGGCAGAAAACTGTCAAGAAGATACTTGACATCTGTGACAAGAACGCTGAAAAGAAAGACCTTGATATGATAGACGAGGTTTTCAAGCTTGCGTTCGCACCAAAGGACTACAAGGAGATAGAGGCAATGAATATGCCTTGGGCGGCATATCAGCAGCTTTTCACTCTTGTTATCTCAGCGGTAACAGGCGAGGACGCAGAAAAGACAGAGGCTCGATTTCCGCAGGAAAACGCAGAGTAAGTTTGAAGAAAGCTGGTACGATCTTGACTATGACCGAGAGCTTATCATACAATCCATTGCAAAGCAGTACAATATCCTGCCCTCAGAGCAGGAAAATCTGCATTACAGCGATTGGTACAGGCTCGTTGCAGGGATTATGCACGATACGCCGCTGGGTCAGATCGTTCGTATCAGGAGCGAAGACAACAAGGACATCATAAAGAATTTCGACAGGTATGAAAAGCAGATACGCTCAGAATGGACGGCGTTCAGAAGTCAGAAAGCAAAAGAAACGTTCACAGAGCAGGACAAGCTTGAAACTGCGAGATACTTTGAAAGGCTGTTCAAGGGAATGTTCGGAAAGGCAGGTGATAAGTAATGGCAGACGGAGCAAGCGTTGGTGTTATATCTCTTGACCTAGTGATAAAAAACAAGGTGCAGGAGCAGCTTGACAAGATATCTGCAAGCATACAGAACGGCTTTTCAAAGCCAGTAGAGCAGGCAGAGAAAGCTGTTGAGAACGCTATGGATAAGACCACTAAAGCCATAGACGAGGGCTTTGGCAGTGCGTCGGAGATCGCTCAGAAGAGTATGCAGGAGGCTGTTGAAAAGGCAATGGCTGAGTATGATAAGCTGGGCAAAAAGGCGCAGGAAGCGGCAGGGCAGACAGATAATATCAAGCCTAAAACTGTTCAGGTGAACTATGACCCTGAGTATGACACTACAAAGGTCGAAGCTGAGGTCAATGAACTAACGGATAAGATAGTTCAGAAAATGCAGGACAAGACTAAATCAAGTTCTGCGAAGATAAGTCAGACAGCGGCGGAAACGGCAAACAAGTCAGCCGAAAGCGTTTCAGAGCAGACAACAAAAATGGACGATATTATTGCAGGCTTTGCTGAAAGTGCCGTGCAGAAAATAAAGACTGTTGCAGGCAGGATAAAAAGCGGTATCGGCTCAGCTGTCAGCTTTGCAGGCAAGGCGGTGAAGTCAACTCTCGGCGGAGCTTTTAGGACAATGCGTTCGGCAGGCTCAAAGGCTGTTGACGCAGTTAAATCCAAATTCAGCAGGCTTAAAACAACTATCGACAGCACTTCAAAACCGCTGAGCAAGTTTACACATTCGCTCAAATCTGCGGCAAAAAGAGTGTTCTTAATGGCAGGCGTGCTTGTTTTGCTGAAAGGAATACGTTCCGCTGTTGCAAACGCTGTTTCAGGCAACGAAGAATTTGCCAAGTCCTTAAACGAAATAAAAGCAAACCTCACCATAGCTTTCACACCGATAATGAACACAGTTATGCCGTATCTCAATACGCTTATGACGGGCGTAGCGATGGCGACAAAAACTGTGGCGGCGTTTATCTCTGAGCTTTTCGGCACCACCTATCAGAAGTCCTTGCAGGCGACAAAGCAGGCGCAGAAGTCAGCGGAGAAGATAAAGAAAACTCAGGACACTTACCTTGCGGACTTTGACGTTGTAAGAGTTGCACCGGATCAGAGCAAGTCCGATACAGACAGTTCAGAGGGCGGCATTGATTACTCAGCCATAAACGGCGACAACGTTCAGCTTCCTGATTGGGCGAAGCGTATGAAAGACGCCATTAAGTCGGGCGATTGGGCAGGAGTAGGCTCTCTTGTGGCTGAAAAGGTCAACGGAGCTTTCGCATACATCAACTGGGACGGTATTCAGAAAAAACTCAACGGCTTTGTGGATAAACTCACGGACGGTCTGAACAGCTTTATTAACGGCGTTGATTGGACAGGTCTTGGGGACAGCTTCGGCGGCGGTATAAACACTATTTTTGGCGCAGGATACCGCTTTATGAAGAAGTTCGATTGGGCTGGCTTCGGCAAGGGTACGGCTAATTTTCTTAATGGCGGTATAAAGAAAACGAATTGGTCGCTTATCGGCAAGACCCTTGCTTCAAAATGGCAAGCTATCATCGACTATCTTTATTCGTTTGTTACCACCTTTGATTGGTCGGGCTTTGGCTCGTCCATAGGCACTTCTGTGAACGGCTGGTTTGATGAGATTGATTGGGGTAAGGCAGGAACTACTATCTCTGAGGGCGTGAAAGGTCTGCTTGATACGGCAATAAATTTCCTGCAAACTGTAAACTGGCAGGGCATAGGCGAAAAGCTGTGGACGTTCATTTCTACAATAGATTGGAGCGGTATTGCCACAAAGCTTTTCAAGGCCATAGGCTCAGCCATTGGCGGTGCGGTATCGGTGCTGTGGGGCTTTATCAAGGACGCTGTTTTCAGTATCCGTGACTACTTTACGGAGAAGATACAGGACTGTGGCGGTAATATCGTTGAGGGGCTTTTCACAGGTATCGTTGACGCTTTCAAGGGCATAGGCACTTGGCTTTATGACCATGTTCTTACACCATTTATTGAGGGTTTCAAGAACTGTTTTGGTATTCACAGCCCTAGTAAGGTCATGGCTGAAATGGGCGGATATATCATACAAGGTCTGTATAATGCCGTATCTGAGGGTATTGCAAAGATAAAGGAGATCTTCACAAAGCTTCTTAATGCTGTCAAGGGCGTTTTCAAGGGCATAGGCAAGTGGTTCAAAAAGACCTTTTCAGACGCTTTCGGAGGCGTAAAGACCATTCTCAACGGCATTATAATGTTCGTCAAGAGCATTTTCACAGGTAGCTGGAAGAAGGCTTGGCAGGGTGTAAAGAAGATCTTTAAAGGCGTGTGGGATACGCTTTACAGCGTTGTGAAAGCACCTATAAACCTAATTATCGGTGCAGTAAACAAAATGACCAGTGCTATTGAAAGTGCGGTCAACTGGATAATCGACGGCATTAACAGCCTGAGTTTTGATGTGCCTGATTGGGTGCCTGGCATAGGCGGAGAAACCTTTGGCTTTGACCTTGACACAATAAGCATACCTGAGATACCAAAGCTTGCCACAGGCGGAATTGCGACAGCACCGACCCTTGCAATGGTGGGCGATAACAGGAACGCAAAGGCAGACCCGGAGGTGATCTCACCGCTGAGCAAACTGCAAGGTATGCTTGATAACGGCAAGCTTGACGAGGTGTTAAGGGTGCTGAACGCTATACTTGATTGGCTGAAAGCTTATGACCCTGTGTTCTTCGGAACAGTTGACAGCAAGGTGCTTTTCAAGTGTATGCAGGACAGCAACAATCAGTATAAACGTAAGACGGGAGTGAGTGCATTTTGACAGGAACATTGCTAAAGATAAACGGCGTGTGGGTGACAGACCCTGACCCTGATAGCTGGAGCCCTGTAAACTGTTACGAATGGACGGCAGGTTCAGGACGAGTGAATACAACAGGTCTGTTTGTGGGTGCAAGAAAGTTCTGCAAATATAAACTGCCTTGCAAGTGGACAATGCTTCCTGTCGCAGATTCGGCCGAGATACAATCCCTTATCGAGGACGGACCCGACTTTGCAGAACTGGAGTTTTGGCACAATGGCAAGTATTATTCTATATCTGCCAACGCAAGCGACTATGTACCGCAGGGGCTTGTCAGACTTGACGGTGGTGAGTATTACAAGAGCTGTACTGTCACATTCGCAGAACGTTAGGAGGGCATATGTACACCATAGCAAGCAATGAGATAACAAGCAGGATAGAGAGTTACAAAGCCTTGTGGGGTATGTGGATAGAGGACGTTCAGAGCGGAGAACCTGTGGCATATGACGGCATTCAGAACGTTCAGACAGACATTCAATCAACCTCTCTAAGTGATGATATAGAGCTTGGAGCTGTCTGCTCTCAGAGTGTGACGGCGGAACTGGTTGACGACGGAACTAAGTATCTTGGGAATGAGTATGTTTTCAGTTTGTATATGAAAGACAGCTCGGCATTTACCACCTACTCCACCCTAGAATCCTACACCTACGCTGAGCTTTCAAAGCTGACAGTGGAGCAGATAAGCAAGCTTGGAGAGATGCTTGGCGACGAAAAAATACCAATGGGACGTTTCACCTGCGTTAAGTCGAAAAAGTCGGGCGGCAGTGTCCAGCTGACAATGGCGGACAGGCTGTACTTCTCGGACAAGCCATATGTACCGCATATCCCTATGCCAAACTGGAATAAAGCCGTCGAAGACGACATTTGCAGACAATTAGGATTGCAGAACGGCAATGACTACACAGAGGTGCGACTACTGCGTGACAAGAACGGCAGAAGGTTGATAGATAAGAACGGCAAGGTGCTGTACTCAAAGTATTTCTATTTCAAGGTCAGCTCAGTGCCAAAGGACGTGACCATGCGGCAAATGCTGTCTTACCTTGCCTCAGCTCAGGGGCAGTTCGGGTATGTTGACCGCTTCGGGCGGTACGTCCGAAAATGGTACGGCTCGAGCGTGAAAACGCTTGATAACAACACAATAGACCTGCCAACACTGTCTGAAAGGCAGAACGCTATCGTGGGCATTATCTGCAAAGTCGGTGATGATGTAACGTTGTCGCTAGGCGTGACAGATACAACACAGGGACGTGTGTTGGAATTTGAAAACCCATACATGACAGAGTCACTGCTACAATCGCTGTGGCGCAGGATAGGTGGATTTTCGTGGTACACCACTGAGCTATACCACAGACTTGGTGACCCACGTTTTGATATCGGGGACGTGGTGACCTACACCAGCGGCGCAGACAGCTATGACATACCAATAACGAATTTAGGATTTACCTTTGACGGCGGACTGAGTGCTGATATTTCGGCAGTGGGTCTGAGCGTTGAAGAACAGCTTTAAAAAGGGGGCGAGATAATGGCTGATGAAAATTTGACATTGGCGCAGGACATCACAGAAAATGACTATCCTATGCAACACGCAGGTGAGGAAATCGATGAAATACTGAGCCGAGCCGGCAAGATACACTATGGCACTGTGGAATACAAGATGACGAAAGCGAATCCACTGATGCAGATACCGCTTGGACTGACCTTTGCACCTAAACAGGTAATAGCAACGCTACGGCAGACAGACACACCAACACCATATCAGAACTACTGCACCCACGTTTATGGGTCAGGAACGTCATACTATCTGAGTGTCTGCATGGGAGCTAATAACGGGCCAACATTGGAAACCGTTCCAACAGGAACATACTATGTTGATTATATTGCAATAGAGTAAAGAGGGGTGATTAAATGACGATAACACTAAACACAGACTACGACGTAACACTGAACACAGCCCTACTGGGCTACGTCGGTGAAACAAATGCTAGACCCGTGTCTGTCGAGGGCATGGAGATAGACGGCGCAGACCGCTATGTAATGACGATAGACTACGGCGACGGCGTGACATATGAGGTCGATATCACAGGTGGCACATGGACACCTACGGCTGATATACTGCGGTCAGCGCAGACAGTCAGCTGTCAGATAGCGGCTAAAAAACTGTCAGGGCAGGAATATATCCTGGTGAAGAAATCACGCATTTTCCGCCTGAGAATAGGTGCGGCAATCGGTGATACGGCTATCCCGTCACCTGACGTGGCTATGGACGCACTAGACCGCATAGACGCCATAGGTAAACAGGCGCACGCAGATATGCAGACAGCCGTCACCGCCGCAGAAACGGCAACTACAGTGGCAGAGAATGCAAAGAAATCTGCCACAGCCGCAGAGAAATCAGCAGATACCGCAGAACAGGCAGCAAGCCGTGCAGAAACCGCAAAGACAGCGGCTGAAACGTCCGCAACACAGGCAGACACCGCCATGCAGGGTGCAGAAACCGCACGTCAGCAGGCGGTCACAGCGCAGAACGCCGCTAAGATATCCGCAGCGCAGGCGTCAGTGTCGGCACAGCAGACCACAGCCGACAAGACAATAACTGCTGGATATGCCAAGACTGCCAAGACTAATGCAGACAGCACTACGGCAGACAGACAGGCTATGCAGGGCGTTATGTTATATTACGAATTGGAAACCCCTATCGTCACCGATATTTCTGACCTGATTGATGATGATTTCCTGCGAAATATCGAAGTCGAAGCAGGCGGTTCGGTGACATTCAAAAACAGCAATGGTGACGACTATCGTATACCTGTACCAAGCGAAGAAGAATACATAGTCAAGCTGTCGGAGATAGGAGGTAGCGTATGACAAAAATGCAAGAAGAAATGCTGAAAGCCGCTGGGCTGACGGAAGATAATTTTAACAAACCAAAAGTCACCGAGATAGACAGAATAAAGGCAAATGTTGATTTTCTGGCTATGCTGAACGGTGTTGAGTTGGAGGTGAGCAGCGATGAGTAAGAACTACGTCAAGGTCAAGAGATACTATGACAGTTGTTTGTGGTCGGTTGCTATGGTGCACGCTGCCGTCGGCAAGTGGATCACGGCTGAGGAGTATACAACAATCACGGGACAAGCATACGAAAGTGAGGAACAGTAATGAAAGAAAACACAGCAAAAATCATCATATCAGCGATAGCCGCAGGGCTGTCAGCATATTTCCGTGTCATGGCGATACCTATAGTCATTCTGGTACTTGTTATGATTATTGACTACATTACAGGAATGTGGAAAGCATGGAATAGGGGCGAGCTGTCAAGCCGTGTCGGTCTTAAAGGGCTTTTTAAAAAGGTCGGCTACATATTTGTGGTGGCGGTGTCAGGCGTACTTGATTGGCTCTTTATCTCAGGACTTTCGCAGATAGGCATTGAGGTAAACGTCAGCTTTTACTTCGGTCTTATCGTGACGATATGGTTTATCATCAATGAATGTATTTCTATCTTGGAAAATCTTGCGGTGATAGGTATACCATTGCCGTCATTCTTGGTGAAGATAGTACACAAGCTTAAAATCACAGTTGAAAACAAAGTGGATACAAACGAAAGTGAGGAATAACAATGAATTACGATGAGTTTATCAAGAAGCACAATGGCGTAGCCGTTGACTATGACGGAGCAGCAGGCAAACAGTGTGTAGACCTTGCAACGGCATATTTCAACGAGGTCTTCGGATCAGGTATCAAGAATTTCTGGTATGACGCTCACCATTTTTGGGATTTATTCGATAAGAACACTTGGCTGAAAGCAAATTTCACAAAGGTAAAGAACACGCCAAGTTTCGTGCCGAAAAAGGGTGATGTAGCGATATGGTCAGGCACGTTGAATGGCGGCTGGGGTCACATAGCAATCTGCACCGGTGAGGGCAACACGAGTTATTTTTATTCGTATGACCAAAACTGGAGCGGAAAAGCTTGCACTAAGGTCAAGCATACTTACGACCACATTGCAGGCTTCCTGAGACCAAAGAACCAGAGCAAGATAAGTGCGAAAGTGCTTGACAAGACAGGCTACAAGCAGGGCAACAAAACAAACGGTGTGCTTGCGCTCAAGGAGCTGCTGCTTATTGCAAAGGCGGTCAAGCTTCACAACGTAGGTATGGATAAGAACGGTACATACGGAAAAGGTACTGCAAAGGCAGTTAATACCTTGCTGAAAAAGTGGGGGTACAGCGAGAATGGCATTGCAGGCGTGAACTTCATCAAGAAGCTCAGCGACGAGATTACAAAGAAGATTAAGTAGGTAGAATTTCAGCCGTCTCGGACTTTTATGGGTCTGAGGCGGCTGTTTTTGCGTACACGAATTATACACGATAAAGCTGAATTGTAAATATATGCTTGTGAAACACGGAGCAAGAAAAACGGCTTAAATGACGTAAATGCGTGGTTTGCGAGTAGTTTTATAAAACAATAAAAAGTGGTGTGAAGTGGTATATTTAATCTCTCCATCTCCGCCAAACGAACAAAAACCACCGTATTTACGGTGGTTTTCTTTTGTATACACGATTTTTACACGATTGTGTTCAATATCTTCACCGCACGTTCTTCCTCTCGTGGGTAGAGGTGTGAGTAGGTGTTCCATGTCATTGATATGTTGGAGTGACCTAAACGTCTTGCTATCTCCTGAATGTTTATGCCCTCATTGGCGAGCAAGGAAGCGTGGCTGTGACGGAAGTCATGAATACGGATACGTTTGACACCTGACAAGTCTGCAAACTTCTTATTTGTCTTTTCAAGGGACGTGTCACGGATAGGACGCTCGCCACCGCAGATGTACATATCATCACTGAACTTTGGCACTGCTTTCTTACAGCGTTCGTAATGTTCGGACAGCACTGCTCTTAACGGCTCTGGTATCTGTATCGTCCGTATGCTTGGCTTGTTCTTTGGTGGCGTGATACGATCACCGCCTTTGAGCTTCTGAGCAATGCTCTTGGTGATGGATATGTAGCCGTCTTTTATATCCGTCCATTGCAGGGCGTATATCTCGCCTTTTCGCATACCCATGTAAAATGCTATGTTGAAAAATACATAGTAGTTCCATTCGTACATTGAGCCGCCGTCCTCTGCTTCCTGAGCATAATTCTTAGCTGCCGATATGTATTTCTTGAACTCGTCAGGCGTGTAGAAAAGCATTTCTTTCTTGGCTTCAAGGGGCGCTTTGAAGTTGCCTGCGGTTATAACGGGATTTTTCGGAATGTATTCCATTTTCACAGCATAGTTCATCATTGCACGAAACTCGCCGTAAATGTTCTTTCGTGTGACGATAGCCAATCCCTGCTCTGACAGCTCCTGCTTCCATTTCTGCACCATTGGTACGTTCAGATTATCTATCCTCACGCTTTCAAAGGTGGGCAGGACGTTCTTTCTCAGTATTCTTAGGGACTTGTCCAGTGATGTTTCACGGACCTCTGAACACTTGGCTGTGATGTACTCCGTGAATAGCTGTCCGATAGTCATTTTCGGAGTTATCTCTTTAGCGTTGAGCTTTTGTGTAAGCTGGAGTTCAAGCTGCTTAGCCGTCTCTGCACCGAACGCCACACGGTCTATCTGATGAGACTTTCCAAAACTGTCCGTATAATTGATACGCACACGATATTTTTGCAGGCCGTCTTTTCTGATGTTCTTTCCGTTCTTGTCCGTCATTTTGTAGATCGGCATAAATATTCCTCCTATTCTTGACACTTCCTTGAAAGTGTGCTACAATAAAAGGGCAAAATTCGCCCTTTCGTGGTTGAAGTGGGTGTGAATTTGGATCGAGCTGATATTGGTAGTATCCGCTCTGCTCGCCTCTGAGTGTTGGTAGCACTTGGGGGCGAGATTTTTATTTTATTTTTCTCTATACAATCCTATCGTAGAACAATTATGTCCACAAAAGGGCGGATAATTTGTACCTATTTGAGCTTCTGAAAAACTATAGATTTTACCGTTTAATTTTTGACATATGGGGCAAGCTGAACTATTATTTATGATAAAGTATTTATCTAAACCTAATTGCTGATACCGAGCAATATCCTTATGTGATTCTAATATTGAGCAAGCAGTTATGTATAATTGAGTTGCAAATGTTGTGTCAATTTTAAATTTTATTCTTAAAAAGCGTGCAGCCTTTTTATAATTAAATTTAATTAGCATAAGCCTTGCAATATCATATACAATATCACTATCTATGTCTTTTCTAAATGCTCTGGATAACAAATAATTATTTTGAAAGAACCAAGCAAAATCTTCGGCGTTTTGCTCGGTTTTATCCATTACATTATCTTGATTATCCAATAGCTTTTCAGTTTCTACTAAAAAGAGTTTATCTTTTTCAGCTTTGCTTTGTTTTTTTAGTGTGTAATCTGGTCGTTCACATTTTGCTTTTTCAAGTAAGCATAAAGTTTCTTCCGAGAATCTTTCTTCATATAGTTTTAAACTATCGAAGAAGGATTTTATTTTTTTACTTTTACCGTTCACAGTTTTTAATTTAGTAGCTTCAGAAACAGTTTTAATCCAATAACGTGCAAGAAAATTTCTGATAATTTCTTGCTCTTTTTTGCATAGATCTGAAAGTTCTTTTTCAGGAGTAGGAACATTATAGTTGTAATCTATTAAAGTCAGCTCTTTTAAAGCAGACTTCAATAAATCTAAATTATTGAAAAATTTATCAGCACTTACGCTTTCTTTTATCCAATGACGATAGTTTCCAATGTCACAATAAATTAAATAAACTCTATTATCTGCATCTAAATTTTCATACATGCAAGTTACCTCTATTTATCTTTGATTTTAGCACAT